CAGGGAACTTTCAGCCCTATTTTGAATGACGAAAACTTATTAATCTTGAACCTTCCGCGAAAGGTACCGTTATTTAGCGGCGTGGTTTGAAACCACAAAAAGAGAAGCTCTGGAATGAGTATTTTGATGCGAAAACTCATTTTATAAGAAAAATATGCATTACTAATTTTAATAGTGAAGTCATGCTCGATGAGAGCGTGCAAATTGGCATTCCTCCTTTGCCTATGATTAGGAGGCCAGCTGACGATCGTATAGCTGCTTTAGAGAGAGATCTCGCGAGAAAATACGGTCACGTAAGGAAATTACAGTCTAAATTAAGAGTGTTACAAATGGAGAATGCACAGTTGAGAGATCAAATGTACTTGTCCCAATCTGCTACAGTTAATATAACTCGTGCAGAAGAAGATGCAAAAGCACAGGTTACGACCTTTGCGGATGAATCAGCTGGTTGGAATACTACGGTACCAACCAATCCTGATCCTACTTTTAATTTGTCAAATAATAGTGATAGTGACTTAGGAAATTTTCTATGTCGTCCTATTAATGTCGCAACATATCAATGGGCTGTGAACCAGCCTTTGTTCGAGACAATAAAACCATGGACTGAATATTTAAGCAATCCATTTATTAGGGATAAGATTCAAAATTTTGAACTTTTACGTATGAATTTACACATGAAAGTTTTGATTAGTGGTACACCATTTCATTATGGTCGTGCCTTAGTTTCTTATAATCCTTTGAGTGGATATGACCAAGTTACAGTTGAACGCGGTTTAGGTACTGCATTCGACGTAGATTTGATTAGTGCTTCACAGAAACCACATATATTTTTAAATCCAACTTTGAATACAGGTGGCGTTTTGGGAATGCCTTATTTTTATAAGGACAATTACATTTCGATATCTGATGCATTGGAAAATATTGCTGATAATTTAGGTGAAGTGACTTTTAGGTCATTTGGTAATCTAAAACATACAGACGGGGGTAATCCCGTTACCATTAATGTTTATTTATGGGCCACTGACGTAGTGTTGACTATGCCAACATCACGTGATTTGCCTGATTTGCCATCTCAGTCCGGAACAATGAATTCCGGAGATGAGTATGGCCAAGGTATTATTTCTAAACCAGCATCTGCAGTTGCTAAAGCAGCAGGTGCATTGAAAGAAATACCACTTATTGCACCATATGCGAGAGCAACAGAAATAGTTGCTACTCGTGTTGGTCAAATTGCCCGTTTATTTGGTTTTAGTAGACCGGCAGTAATAACTGATCCACAGATCATGAAACCAGTACCAATTGGAAATATTTCTAATATTGATGCTGCAGATGCTGTGTATAAGTTATCATTAGATTCTAAGAATGAAGTAACAATTGACCCCAGAGTCACTGGTTTGGAAGCCAGAGATGAGATGGGTGTAGTTGATTACGTTAAACGAGAATCTTATTTAACAACATTTAATTGGACCAGCGATGCTGCTCCTGGAGATATGTTGTGGAATTGTCGTGTGGCTCCAGATTTATTTGGAACTGCTAACTATACCACGCCTACTTTGAGGAGGGAATTGCATATGACACCAATGTGTCACATGGCCCAATTATTTAAATTTTGGCAAGGATCTGTCAAATTTAGATTTCAAGTTGTTAAATCAGCATACCATAAAGGTAGAATGCTGATTAGATATGATCCCAGAGCTTTAGGCGCAGATATTGATTACAATACGAATTATTCGAGAGTAATAGATATCGCCGACGCCGAGGACTTTGAAATAACTATTGGTTGGGGACAGTTCCAACCTTGGTTAGAATGTACTGAGATTGATAATAATATTAATTATTCACCCACTACAAGACTGAATGAATTATTTTTCAGAGCTTGTAATGGAGTTATCGAATTAGATGTAATTAATGAATTAGTATCACCTAGTGCAGATTCTGATATTTCAGTCAACGTATATGTTTCCATGTGCGATGATGCTAGATTTGCTATGCCAGATGCACAGAAAGTTAGGAATTTATCCTA